AACTGCTTAATGCGTTGCCGTCTCATAATGTTATTGTCTGTGCATTGCATAGTACGATAAATAGAGTTTTTTTGTACAACGTCATTATGTTTATCTAAATATGACTTTATTTGCTCAATACTTGCCCCTGATTGGACGTATAAAACTTCTAAATCTTCCCGTGTAATATCCTTTTGAACGTATTTTTCACTTGTTAGGTTTAAAATTTCTTCATTTAATCGGTTATTCTCTTTTTTTAAATCTGTGAGTTTTGATTCTATTGTTTTAAAACGTTTCGTAATGTCGTGTATGTGTCTCATAAATTCATTTATATTGGTAGAGACTTTGATATGGTTTAATTGCATCTGTAAGTTTTTGTATATTTCGGTCAGCTTTGCATTATCTAATGGTTCTTTACTTGTAATCTGTTCTATAGCTTCGGCGTGCATCTCAATACTATATTTCCGATTACCCTCTATTTGTTTTTGTATCAAAGTGGATATGCGGTTTTCTAGTTGATTGATAAACGATGACATTTCCCGTTGTACTATTGCATGTACATTTAATGTATTATTTGATTGCCTAGTTTCCTCAAATTCATTATTAAACATTTTTAAACCTCGCTTTTTTCTTTAATCTTTCCAGTGCAGTCATTTCTCTTTGAGTTAGTTTCGCAATTGGTTTCGCATTTAATTTATTAAACCTTTCAAATTCCTTTTGTTGGTATGTATATCGGCCTATGCCGGCTACTTTACTATGCTTCACAAATCTCACATCCTTAAATTGTACGGTTTCATAATAGGGGCAAATACTTTAGCAGGGCTATCGACCTCAATATTTTTTAAATATTGCACTGCATATTGTACGGCATCCACTGAGTGATCATCTTTTTTTACTACCTCCTCTCGACGGTTCTCAGTTTCATTTAATCTTGCCGGCTTATATTTGTACCCTTTGTGTTGTTTTATAACGTAATCTAGGGTATCAAAAATAAATAGCTTATTTTGATGAAATAATTTATTCACCAATAAGATATTATCAAATTTACTCGCCTTGTTTGCCTCAAATAACCTAAAACCTTGCTGTTGCAAGTCAAGCCACCATGAGCCTTGATCTCTGTCCGGTGTTTTCATTGAATAATCAGCAATTATATTTAAATTACCATGTCTTGTTAATGCTTTGCATACTTCATGGAATTGAGCTTGGGACTTGTGCCATTCATCGCATATGAACATATTGCCTGACTCATCCTTAGCAACCCACACAAGGCTAGTATCATTAATGCCGGCATGGTCATACCCTATGCAAACATAAAAATGCTTTTGTATCCATATTTTAGGTGTAATGTGATGCGCTTTAAATGCCGTGTATACTCTATCGCTTGTTCTATCCCATCCACCATATATATACCGTTCTATATAGTCCTGGGGATAATCTCTTAGTAATCCCTCCATGTATTTTGGGTCCAAGTTTGCTTCATTATCTTGCATACTTCCATTAATAAAAAAAACATGTTCGGGTTTATTTTCTACGTACCGTTCTTTTGCCCAACTATCGGCTGGGTTGCCTTCCACTAATAAAAACCGTTTTGGTACAGCCTGCCCTGATAAACGGCCCAAAACCTGTAGAAATAGTTTGTGTGGTATTTCTTCAGCCTGGCAAAGTGTCGCTCCGTCATATTCGTTTGATAATATCTTGGTGTCTTTATCAAATGCTCTGAAATTAATTCGACTTCCATTGCTAAAGTTAGCATTTCTTTCTGATTTATTATATGTATAACCTGAAGTATCGGGGGGGAACAATTGCATAAACTGAGGAATAACGGAATCGTTTAATTCTGGATATGTCGACCGGCAGAATAACCAATTTACGTCTTTATATAAAGAACATAAATAAAATGTTATTAACATGGTAATTAATGACTTACCACAACGGAATGCACCAAAATAAGCCAATTCTTCCGGCGCATCGTCTCGAATCTGCATATCTTCCGTAAATATTTGGCTAAAGAATAAAGACTGTTTAGGATTTAAGACAATATTGAACCTATCCATTAAATAAGCGGTTTTGTATATGCTCTTTCCATTTCTTGTTCGGTGTATAATTCTTCGAGCTGTTGTTCTTTAGTTTTATATTTTACGGCTTTTAATGGGTCTCTGTTGTTTTTATAATAATAATGCATTCTAAAACTTAGTAATAAATTAACAAATACAATACCAGTTAAAATCAAGCCATACGATAGAACAATAAATAACTTCCATAAATCAAAGGCGATTACTTCTTGCATTATAACCCGCCCAAATCTGCCAGCTGATTATGTATGTCCGTTCGTTCCATTTCTAACTTTTTAATCTTCAACGTTCTTTTTATATCTTCCAAAACGTTTACGGCTGTATCAAATTGTGTTTTCTGTTCCGCTGTTAAATCAAGAACTAAAAGGCTTTTTAGGTGCATAACTTCTGGCAATAAGACATCTACTCTACGATATTTTTCATCAAAATTCATAAAACCCCTCTTTTAATAAATATTTTATGTAATATTATTTCATTAAAATACTTTTGTAAATGTTTTTATGTTAGTTTAATTTTTTTACATCTTCACCAGTTAGAGTGATTACATGTTTCATTGGCTTAGGTTCTTGTTGTATGTGTGTATCATATATTGCCTGCTTTTCATCGTCGTCAGCTAATAACTTGTATAAGAATATCTGTCCGGCACTACTTGTCGTTTCTTCATCTAACCACATTTTACGTAGCTTTTTTTTAATTTTTACACCGTTATTGCCTATCAATCTTTTTAGATTGTCGTATCTGTCGGACCCTACAGGGTAGTAAGTATAAAAACTATCCTTCCCTATTGGTAAAGCTGCAATCAAATCACGTACGAATAAAATATCATCTTGTCTCTCTAATATCTTTAAAGCCATTTCATATACTTTAGTTTTATTAGCTTCTACCTTTTCGCACATATAAATATTTATACCCTAAGAACTTTTTTTATGCAAATTTTGAGGTATTAAACTTTATTACATTAAAGTATTGACATAAAATAATTTACTATATATAATTAAATCATATTAATAATTGAGGAGTTAAAAAATGATACGAATAACTAAAATTAACAATAACCTATGGCTTAAGGTTTTTAACAATTCTAAACTTGTTTATGCTGGCGGTGGCTTTAAATCTATCAATGAAGCTTTTAAGACGGCTTCTTACTATTTAAAATAATAAAAGGAATAATCATGACAAAACAATATTTTAAGCATTTAGATTTAGAGTATTCAACTAAAGTAGGCATCGTAGAAAGAATTATCAATAATGAGGGTTTGACCGTTACCGATGTTTCCAGTTGTGATGGCTTGCGAGATTTAACAATCGAAGATATCGATATTGATTATGTAAAATGTTTTATAAGCAAAAATTTAGAATTAGTAGTCGAATTTAATGATGAAAGTTTTTTAATTAACCTTTTATCTATTAGTGACATACTAGATACATATGAGTACGATTTTAAAATTTAGAGGTTTAACAATGAATAAAGAAAAACATATTACATTTGATACATGGGAATCGTTTGATAATTGGCTTAAAGGTGGTTTAATCAAAAAAACAAACAAAGAGCAAGTTGATTATGTATTTAACGGAGATCAAATTAACTAACTAATTATGTATCTAGATTATTAAAATATTCTTTTTTCGTCTATTTTTTGATCGTTGTACCATAATTCTTTATAAATTTCTTCACTAATCAAATCATTCCGTAAACCTTTACCGTGTTTTTTTGCGTCTTTCCATTGCCCTTGATAAGTTTCATACTGTTTATAAAGTAAACCTTCTCCGTTTTGTTTATTGTCTTTCCATTGCCCGTAATATTCCGTACCGTTTTTATAGATGTATCGGCCTATACCATGCATTTGATCTTCTTTAAACTGACCACTATATTGGTCCCCGTTCAGAAATTTATGGACACCTTCTCCGTGGGCTTTTCCGTCTTTCCATTGGCCGTAAAATAACCGTTTTTTATTCCAAAAATGACCACCTTCCCCGTTAAATTTCCCATTTACCCATTGGCCAACATACGTATGGCCGTTTCTTAAAACTAAAACACCTTTACCATGCCGTCTGTTTTCTGAATCATATTGACCAGAATATTTCGCGTTAGTTTGTCGCATTTGTGTAGATGCATTTTCTGCCGACTGTCTAGGATTTACACTTAGTAACGGTCTATTTGTATCTTGGCTTTGATTTTCTCTACGCCCTATCATGTTTAATAGTGATCTCATTTTTTTACCTTTTTCATTTTATATATTGACTATATTCAGCACTAATTTTTACGATTTGTCTGTCATCATAATATGCTACTTTGTTTAGAGCATCTTCAACACCTTTCCCGATGTTGGAAGCGTCCGCTCTCCTATAATTAAATATTTTGACGGATAATTCTAGATCCCCCCTATAATCACAAAGATTATTACTTTCCGGCATTGGCTCATAATATTTTATTTCAACTATTACATAAGGGCCAATATCGTTTTCTAATTTTTTAGGCTTTTTAAATCTAATCTGGACTAATTTTTTGTAAGACTGATACCTCATCCACTGCCTACAGTAAAACTTCTGTTTTTGCGTAGTACGTACATATGGTACTGGCTTTCCTTCTACTATAAATTCAATTTGTTTCATTAAACATCAAGCCTATAGGAACCATATCTACATCGCCTGTTTTTTTCTCTATTTTGTTGATATTACACCCTATTAACTCCAAATTATCATCCATATCTAACTCTCCACGCTCTAAACGCTCGCAATACGATTCAAACTCTTTTTTTATCCATTGAAGATCCTTATTTTCACACTTTTCAACCCGTGAATTACCTATCAACCTCTTTATTTTAACTGCCCATGCTTCAAGTTCATACGGTAAATACATTGCTGGCTGAAATGCGTTAGATTGAAAATAAATCCACTTCTCATCGATATTTTGGGCAATTTTCTTTTTTCTTAACTCTTCATACTTTGCTGATACAATTTGTACGATATCGCTCAAATGAGGGGCATATCGTGACATTGTGCGATGCTGTCTTATGGCTATCACAATGTCTTCTGTTTGATATTCACTGTTTGCAAGGTCATCGATAATTATCTTTTGGATTTTTTCTTTGTCTTCTTGTCCTGATAAGACGTAGGATTTAAATATTTCGCCTTTGATTAGGTTTCTTCGCTTAGATTCTGTCATATATTTTCCTTAATTCGTTTATTTCTTTTTCTTTCTTTGGTTCTTGCTTTACGTTGTAGCTGTATGCATTTTTCTGTATATACTTTCTAGACAACCATCCAGTAGCCGCCGATTTCCAGCATTTCATTTTGTTTTTTCCTACTTGCCATCCGTTCGATTGATAGTACATGAAAAAAGATTCAGCATCTGGCATAGTGTCTATTTGCAAACCTTTTCCAGTAACATACAGTTTCATGTGTTCTAAAATTTGTTCAATAGTAGGGATTTTTAATTTTTCTTTTTTATTTATTTTTTCTTTATTAATACTTGTAATATTATTCTTACTTGTATTATTATACTGGACATTTTTGTCTATAGGGGTATCGTCATTTTTGGCTATAGGGGTATAGCCATTTTTTTCTATACCTATAGACACTGTTTGGTTAAGATATATTTTTCTTTCAACTATCTCATTGTTTTCGTCTCGTATTAGAGTGGTTGTTATTAGGCTATTATCACAAAGCGTTGATATTGACCTACTAATAGCTCTTATTGATTTATTAAATACATTTGAAAAATACTTATTTGAGGCGTTACAGTATCCGTTTTTGTTTGTTAGTGCGGTTATGTCGCTATACAATAATTTATCAAATGGTGACAATTTATCTGAATACCGAACATCAGCGGTTAGGATACTGTAATAACTTGGTTTTTGTTCCATCTCCTTTCCTTAAAATTCTGTATCAATTGATTTTTCTTTAGATATAGTACCTTTTAATAACCTATCTACTTTTTCCACGATGTAATCATTTTTGTATACTGTTTTACCGTCTTTTTCATAGTTACTATTACAAATACGGCACCGTAGAGACAATAAATCCCCTTTATTAAAGTTTTTGTATATATAATCCGCTTGTTTACCAAATGCTTTTATATTAAAAAAGTCACTATCAACATTTTTTTTATTCGAAAAAACTGCAATTCGAATTACAATTATCATGTTTGTAGCATCGTCTTTTTGATAAACTTTAGGTTCCTCAATATCTTTTGTAATTCTACCTACTGCACACCATGTATTCATTTTCTATTCTCCTCTTTATTTTTTGTCCTGTAATCTAATTAACGTATCTTTTATTAAGTTTTTTTGATCTACATATTTTTCCTTTTCCTCCTTTGTAAACGATTCCCAAATATTCTGTAAGTCTTTCAAGTCTTTCGCGTTATCAAGTTGTTTTGAATATGTATCTAAAACAATAAGCTCAGGTGGTATTGATTCAGTAACAACGTTTTCTTTTGTAGGCGTATAGGTTTGTCGTTTCTTAACTTGATTGTATTTTGGCTTTTGTTGTGTTTGATTAATAGCGTTTACAACCTCGTCGGCACTAGCCAAACTTGAATTAATCCCAATACCAAAATTACCAAGGCAACGACCAACCGCTGAAGTTTCGCAATTCTCTATGTATGACGTCTTATTTATAAATGTACTGGCTTCTTTCTCGTAGGCATGTCCATTTGATACAATCTTATCATCAATCAGTAAGGTAGCTTTCATAACGCATACGCCATTATCGTTTGAAATAATATCAGTTAGTAATTGGGCATTTTTATAATTTTCTCTTAAAAAGTTAATACGCTCATGAACCTCAACATACTCTTTACCCTTAATATTAACCGTTTTCATTTTTTTCTCTTTAGTCATTTTCTTTATCCTCCTCGATCATTGCTTCTAATACTTGAATGGCAGGTTTTTTTATACATTTGTCATTACCTCCAAGATTTTTTACCTTTATTCTCTTAAAATATTAAAACCTGTCGAAATCGACACCTTTAAACCGGTCGAAATCGACCCCTTTAGATTAATAATAGCTAGGTGGCTCGCCTGTTATATCACTTTCACATGATGGACAGTATGGCTCAGTACTATTTATCTTATCGGCACACATTTGACAAAGATTAACGTAATCATATGCTTTATGCGCGGGTACTTTAATCTTTTCGGTTTTGGTGGCTTTACTATTCCAAACGGTAATATTTTTTTTTGTTTCATAATTCATTGCAACTCCTTGTTATTAATATACTCTAATAATAACAAATATGATAGAAAAAGCAAAGTGTTTATATAAAACTATTTACTATTTATTCGTATCAAGATTAAAAGTTGTATCTTTTGTAATTGGAACAAAAAGGTTATTAAGTAACGAATTAACTGAATTATTATCTAGGTTTATATTATAGGTGTAGTAATTCTGTTTTAATTCATTAATGATATTGGATAAAGAATGTTGTTGTATGTATTTATTATTCATTTTGCTTACCTTTTTTTATCTTATTTAAAAATATCGTTAAATTCTAGATTTAAGATGTCCAAAA